GTCCAATAAGCTAAACGAATATTGAAAGTTTGACGTGTCGTCCGTTTGCGCTACGTGTAGCATTGTAAACGCCTGCGCCGCGCCTTCGAATGAGTTTTGCAAAGTTGTGTTAATCAAGATGTCATTGCTCCCATCAAACTCAACCGCAGGCTTCCCGTTCTCCGTCACCACGCCCGTCGTCCCGTCGTAAATCTTTGGCTGATTCGCCGTCGTCGTTTGCGTGGCGTCGTTCGCGTTGCCTGACTGGTCGTACCACTTTGAAACAAACCCGTTATTACCCCCGCAAAACGCTGCTAAGCTAACTGTATCGAGCTCCCCAAACACATTGAAGCCGATATCTTGATAGCTAGTACCGTTGTAAACCTCGATAGCAGCCCCTGTGTAGGCTGTTCTGAGTTTACGGAGTGAGTAAGCTGCTGCTGCACCCGAATAAGTATCCAGTAACGGTGTATTCTGAGTGAAGTAGTCGCCGATGTTGGATTCGATGGAAGTGCGGTCGGTGGATTTGTCGGAGGCGTAGAATATCGCCTCTTGAGCTAAACCGTCGTAGCTATGAAATCCGCCGCCCGTATTTCCAAGAATAGCCTCATATGAAACCGTGCCTGTCAAACTTGCCGTTGCTGTCTTTTCCGCGCTTCCATCCAATGCAGCCGCGCCCGTTGTGCCTCTACGGTTTGCGAATATCAACTTTTGCTGGTCGGCTGTGTCCATTGCAAAGTTGTTGTTAAGGCTGCTATGAATAATGTATTGACTGCCCACGCTATTTGATAACGTAGGCAAACCAGCACCCGCAAAACCTTCTGTATATAGAGATGTTCCTGCTGTTCCATTATGTAAGAATTGCGAACCGCTAGCATCGGTCAAGTCCTTCTTGGTTACGACGAATTGCGTGAAATCGCTGCTAAATGAAAGCGTACTGCCGAACAATAAATGGTGGTCGTTGGTGTCAATTGCTGGTTTTCCTTTCTCCTTGACTATTGCGCCACCTGTGTATATAATTGGCTGCTTGGTGTGGTCGGTCTGTACTGCGTTATTAGCGTTGCCTGACTGATCATACCAAGTACGTACTTTACACGTAGTCCCTGTACAGAACGTAGTAATCGCAGACTCGTCTAAATCCCCGTTTACATCAAACCCGATGTCTTGAAACGAGTTGTCTGAGGTTCGTTCTAACTGGACAGCAGAGCCTGTATAGTCTCGGTCTAAAAGTCGGACGGAATAGGCTGCGGCTGCCCCTTCGCCGTATTGCTCGTTAAGGAGTTTCGCGCTTTGGTAGTACCCCGAAATATTGCCTTCGATGGATGTTCTGTCGGTGGATTTGTCGGAACTGTAAAATACCAGCTCCTGTAAATTACCGTTTAAACGCTCGGTGCTTCCACCGCTTGACCCAATATAGAACGGTGCTGCTAAATCTATGTTGCCCGTAAAAGAACCCGATGACGTGCCGCTCGTAGTTCCATCCACGTAATTAGTTACAGTACCATTCACCAAAGTTCCCGCTAGCAAATACTGCTGATTTAAAGAAAGTGCAGAACTAGCCGCGTTTACGTTTATGTTGTTGTTATCACGATATAGGGACTGAAAACTTGAGGCTTGCCAACGGTTAAAAACTACGCGGCTATTTCCGTCGGATGCTCTCCAAATTGTACCAGTATGTGATGATGCTTGACTACTTACGGCAAACGTGAACAAATCAGCGGTTGAAGCCGTGCCAAGTTGAGGTTGGTAGGTAGTTGCAAATGTATCGCTGCTACCATCAAACTCCACCGCTGGCTTCTCAAATCCTGCACTGCCTTCCGTCACCACGCCTGTAATCGCATCGTAAATCTTAGGCTGATTCCCCGTGTTCGTTTGCGTCGCGTCTACGCCCGTACCCACCTGCGAGTACCAAACTTTGACGAAGCCGTCAGAACTTCCGCAGAAGGCCGCCAGTTCTACCGTATCAAGCTCTCCAAATACATTAAAGCCGATGTCAGATTCGGCGTTGTCGCTTGTCCGTCGCACGCGGATCGCGCTACCGCTGTAGGCGGTTCGCAGCTTGCGCAGTGAGTAGGCCGCCGCCGCTCCTGTATACGTGTCGAGGAGTGGCGTGTTTTGGGTGAAGTAGTCGCCTATGTTGGATTCGATGCTGGTGCGGTCGGTGGATTTGTCGCTGTGGTAAACAACGACCTCCTGCATATTACCGCTCAACTTCTCACCTAAAGAACCACCGTTTGGAGCATCACCAATTCCAAGACTGCCAATGGTTTCATTTAAGGAATAACTCGATGCTGTTCCTGCTGTTCCACTAACGTAATTGGTCAAGGCTGAACCTGTATTAATTGCGCTAAAAAGCAACTGTGTCGCATAATCAAAGGCAACGCCAGCTCTGAAACTTCCATCGAATCCCCCAACAATTCCAAAATTGTCTTGTTGAATCATTGGAATATAGCTCCCCGAGTCGCCGCCTGTCGCGCCCGCTTGCGAAATAACCCGATTCCAACGCCCACTGTTCTCTATAGTCGTAGTAGCAAAAATTGATTCGCTCGTAATTGTTGCGCTTATTGCCGCTCTCAAAAGTTGAGAACCCGCATAATCCAACGCCACCCGTCCGTTCTCCTTCACAATAGCGCCGCCCGTGTAAATAGTCGGCTGGTTCGCGTGCGTCGTCTGCACCGCGTCGTTGCCTGAACCTGTGCCGCCCGTAACCGATTGGTCGTACCACGTGCGGACTTTGCAAACCGTACCCGTGCAGAACGTTGTCAACGCGCTTTCGTCCAAGTTGCCGTCCACATCGAAGCCGATGTCTTGCGTCGTGTTATCGCTGCTGCGTTCTACCTCAATCGCCGCGCCCGTGTAGTTGCCATTCAACCGCCGCACCGAATACGCCGCAGCCGCGCCGCTTCCGTAGCTCTCATTCAATAGCCCCGTAAAGGCGGGAGCCGCCGTTTGTTCCTCCCACGTCTGAATGAGCGTAAAGGGAGGAGTGCCGTAAGTGTCGCCGTCCCTGAAACCTTCGAACGTAGAAGTCGTAGCAGAATAAGCGGTATCGTCTGCGAACGTGTGGATAAGCGTAAAGTCACCAATCACCGCACCGCTTTCGAGGAAGCCCGCTTTGTGGTAAATCTTTCGTACGATTACTTTTCCCGCAGTTGGCGTGTCGGGATCGGGATCAATGAAGATGCCGTCGCCGTCTGACTTTACCGTATAAACGCGTTCCGCAAATGGTGTAATACTTTGCTTATTGATTTCGGCTTCGTCTTCGAAGCGGTTGCTAAAGTTAGGAAGCGACTTAAAGACCCCAGCCGCTCCATCATATATCAACGCCTGATTACCTGTGGGCGTTCCTGTAATCGTTACGTCGCTGAGATCGTTCAATGTAGTCGGCACTGCGCTGGTGTCCGCCTTCGCATCGAGTGCCGTTTGCGTAGCCGTAGAAACGGGTTTATCTGCGTCGCTCGTATTGTCCACGTTCCCAAGCCCTACGTCTGCCTTACTTACGTTTTCGTTTATCCATTCCGAGCCGTCGTACATTAAGAAGTCTCTGGGTTCGAGTGGGCCGCCTCCAGTTAAATTAACGTCGCTTAAACCTGAAAGACTAGTGACAACCTGCTCTAAAGCAAACGTTCCATCAGCCTGCTGAGTAAGTAAATAACCGTCCTGACCTCCAGACGTGTTTACATCCAGGATCTCGTTTAGAGAAACTCTAGGTATTACAGTTCCAGATACGGTTACAAATACCTTTGCCATCTTACGCTACAGTTACGTCTTCATTTACTCTAAACAACCCGTAAAGAATAGTCTGGTTTAAAAGGTTGTTGACTATCTGTATGTCATACACATAAAGACCAGAAGGTACAAGCTTCATGTCAGCAGCAGTAACGCTTAATTTGTAGTCTCCAGTAGCCGCGTCCACAGAGGTTGGAGATATAGGTCTAGGAAACTCATTAGAAGCTGAAGCGGAAGCTACAGTGCTAAGAATTATATTGACATCCTCATTTGTGGTGGCTCCACTGTCATAATCATCAGAAGTCCTCACCTCCATCTTTAGATTACCAGTAGAGTTTACATCTCCCAAGTCTATAGCGTCTGTGTTTTCATCCTTCAGGTTTAATTGAAGAATAAAGTCATCACCTCTTTTGCAAGTGATGTCAAGTCTCTGAGAATTGTCTAAATTTATTGTTTGCGCCATCTTATTATCCTAATATTTCTGATGTGATGTCTCCAGCCTGCTGCTCGCCTTCGAGCTCGCCTCTCTCTCCTTGTCTCTGAGAGATAAGCTTACTTTGCTCGACAGCTTGCTTCTTAACCCGCTCGTCCTTCCTGTCGTCCTTCATAGTTTCGATAGCAGCCTTGAATTCTTTTTCTGTGTTTACGCGAGTGCTGTAAGCCTCAGCCTTAATCATTTCAATCTCTTTGTTAAAGCCGTGCTTCACCTCTTCTAGCTGCGCCTCAAGTTGAGCCTTCAGTTGTAGCTCTTGAGCTTTCAGCTGCGCTTCGAGTTGCATCTCTTGTTGCTTAGCTTCGGAGGTAGCCTGAGCTGACTGCTGCTGAATCTGAGCTTGTTGCTGAGAGTTCTGCATAGCAATTTGCTGCTGCTGAGCCATGCGCTTCTTTCGGCGAACAATCAACAGCCTTTCAGCCTGATTGATGTCTTTTAGCTGGCGTACAGCAATAGCATCTTCTAGGTCGATTTCTTTCTGAGCTAAAGCCACTTGAATGTTTTGCTCCAAGTACTGCCGCTCTGCCTCTTCCATCTCCTTCACTACGCGAACCCCGAAGTTGTACATAGCTAGGTTTCTGAAAGAACTGAGTACCCCCATATTCTCCTTCCCAATGGCATTCTCGTAAATACGGTACAACACTGAGTCTGGGTGAATAACTTGTACGCACTTCACGATGTCGCTGCAAACCTTCTTGTACAGCACCATAGAAGAGTTCGTGATGTCGTAGATGGCGTTGTTAGCAGCAGACAAAGCTTGCTGGCGTACTCCTACCAAAGCATCAGCCTTCGGTGAGCTGGCATCCATCACCTCGTTGATTCCCGTGGCATCACGAATCATCTTCAAGTAGTGGTTATACAAACCGATAAGCTCGTTGATATTTCGAATGCTGTTGCCGATCTCTCTGATTGGTGGGTTCTGGAATCCACCTTCTGGGTTCTTGCTTCTGTAGTAGAAAACACCCGTCTGCTCGTAGATATCGTGCAGGTCCAGCGGCTGCAACTCACCGCCCTTACCGAGCTGAACATTCTCCAATCCCTCGATGTCAATGATGATGCCGTCAGGCTTGGCCTTAGCTACCGCCTGTTGAATCTTGAGGTGCGTAAGCTGCAATTGATCCGCGAACCCGATGCAGCTGTCCACCATGGACTTCGGCATCATGTCCAAGATGTTCGTAGCGCAAACCGAGTAAGACAAGTTTGTTCGAGAGATATCGTGGATGTTCTTCGGGATGTTGTTCTTCTTCCCGTAGTTAAACAAGAAGTCAGTCCCTAAGATGTAGCAACCACCGTATACAGAAGCGTTCTCAAGCTTCATTACCTCTCTGTTGAATACGGAGTTCTGTGGCGCTTTGTAGTTCTCTCCTTTTGAGTAGAAACCTACATTTCCATACTTGCTCTCTTTCGACTCGTAGTACTCGCAGTCTACAGACATAAACTCGAAGTCGAGGACCTCGATCATGTACTCGTCGTAGCCAAATCGAGAAACGTTGTTTACTCTGTCGTAAGAAGACTGGTTGAGCTTGGCAGCGTCATATCCGTACTTCTTCTGAGCCTGCTGAGCAATCTTCTTGTATTCCTCTTCTGTAAACTGATCGCCTGCCATGCGCTTCAACTCCTGAATAGGAATGTGACGAACATGACCCGCATAAACTAAATCTCCAAAGTTTGGATCTTCAGTGAAGCTATGAACGAAGTTGATTGGGTCTACATAGCTGGTCTTAAGTCCGTACTGGGGATCATTATCTCTCTTGACTACAGCCATTCCGAGAACAGCCAAGTCGTTTACGCAGCGACGAAGAATACTATCGTTGAACTCGTTCCACTCCAGTGTGAGATTCGTAGCAATCTGAGCTGCAATCTCTGAAGAAGACTTGATATTGTTGCCAATAAAGATCTCCGCCTCTTCGAGCGTATCTGGAATTGTATTGGAGTCCATTCCAACCACTACACCTGTCTTATCTTCGATTTTGCGCAGCTGGTTTTTAGCTGCGATCATCATCTCAAGCTTTCTTCTATCTGTGTCTTTTTCAGAAGAAGAGATAGGGTCTACAGCCTCCAGGTTTGGATAAGGGTTGAGAGAGAGAATCTTGTTGACTACGATTCTTACGAACTTGGGGAGGATCGGTACTGGCGTGAAATCCAGGTTGAGCATACTTCCATCACCGTTATTAGGATCAAGGGAAGTAAGAAGCGATCTGTAGATGGCGGTATCTTGCGTACCGTTTGCATATCTACGGTTCTTTTCGAACGTCTTCTTTCTATTTCCGTAAACGGAGTTCTGCTGATCTATCTTTCCCCACTGCTGGTATATGGACTTCGCATACTTCAGCCCATAATCCCTACCTTGTTTTACCTCGGAAGGAGCTAATGGGTCTGGAAAGTTAGAAGATTTTTTATTGTTACTGTGCATCTGCAATGAGTAGAGTATTTTAACTCAATGCAAATATAGTAAAACTAGGAGTGCCAGACTTTTGGCTTGTATGTCCTGAAAAACTTCTTGTCGTTGAAGTTTGCTTTGGGTTTTTCTTTTTTCGCTTTTTGAGCCGCGAGAAGGGCCAATCCAGAGCTAATCGTCAAGTCAAACTTGGTTCTCTTTTCAATCTTGTAGCCAATCCAGTCCTCCAGCGTCCTGTTGAACAGCATCTGCCCCATCTCTCCAGTTTCGGCTCTAACTCCAACGTGATCATGGATATACGCTTCAATGGCCTGAGCGTGAGACTGAATCACGTCCTGAGAGTTCGAAGGGATACCTTTCGTTCTTACGTTAGTAGACGAATTAGGGTTGCGCAGATGTTGTGGTCGGTCGAGCAAGTAACCGTCGTAACCCCTTGATTCAAAGTATCTTGCAATCCCGTACTTGTTGTTCTCTATAAGCAGTGGGTACCCGTAGAAGAACGCGCACATAAGTACGTCTTCGTAGAAGATGCTAGCCAGGTCTGGACGAGAAGCGTACTCCACCACAAACATGTTAGGCGGTACATCCATGTTGAACTTGTTGTACATATGTAGCGCACCCTTCGAGCCCCTGCCGTCTACCGTAGCGTCCAGGTCATAGGAGTCAACTCCGCCTACGCCGATATGCGCGTTAGGAGCTACTCGCTTACCTCGTTCGTCAGCTTTCTTGTTTCTCAGATGGTCTGGCGGCAGCCAAGACACATGAAACCTACCGTTTGGATCTGGGGAGAACACCACCTCTTCATCCTTCACTCTCCACACAAAGTTGCCCTTAACTATAGGGTTTGGGTATAGGTTGTCGTTATGCTCAATCTGTTGGTAGATCTTTCCGATGTTAAACAGGCTACCCTCGATACTGTCCCTAAACGCTTCATCTGGGGTGAAAGGGAACTGCCTAATAATCTCGTTTAGTTCCGAGGGATCGTCCTTGAATGAATGGCGCTCGTTCTTGAGGTATACTCGACTTCCCTGGTCTATCAGCTCCCCGTCAACGCCTTCTAGCTCTTTCTCTGGCTCTTCTATAACTGGATTCCCATACTTGTCGAAGAATCCCTCTAGCGCTTCATAAGCTGGGATGAAGATTCTGTACAGCCCTGATCTAGTTCTCCCGTTGTTGTTTCGCTCGCCAGGGTCCGAGTCATTCCAAAGACCTTTGTACTCGTCGCCTCCTTTATTCATCGGGTTTACCGTACTTCCTACCAGCGCCTTTCCTACTACGCGCTTACCAACGATAAGACATGTACGTTCGATACGCCACGCCTCACGGATGTCGGTAGGCTTCTCCCATTTACCCGCCTCATCCAAATACAACATATGTAGCTTCTCACCATCGTATGCGTTGTTCGTGGTGTTCTTCCAGTTGATCACGGTGTTCAGCGCGTCTCCACGCTGCGACGTCTTGTTGTTCTTCGTGATACGCTTCGAAGGCTCACGGAAAGCCAGCTCCATACGCGGGTTAGTAGTACCGTCCTGGATAGGCTTGAAGAAGAAGGGGTAGCTGCGGAAAATCGCAACTACTTTCTTCATAAAGATGTTTTCCTGAGCATCTTTACCAGTCTTTGACTGTATCCCCAACAGCTTCTCTTTAACTTGACTAGCCTCGTCAACAAGGACAGCAGAGCATACATTAGTGTAGCCAGAACGACGACACTTAGTATATA